TGCACGAGACCTTCGTCGCGTCGTCGAGCGGACCGTCGAGATCGCACTGCGAGAAGGCGCCGTTGATGGTGAGCGTCGTGCGACCGCCCGGCGCCTTGATCCGGATCTGCCGGATGGTGCCCTCGATGACGTCGCGCCAGTAGTTCCGCTCGAGCCCGTCCTCGCTGATGATCGAGTCGAACGTGACCGAGCTCTCCTGGTTGCCCGGGATGATGCCGGCCCCGCGTCGCCGGAGCGTGTGCGCTTGCTTCGCGCCGCTCCCGAGCGTGGCCGAGAAGTTCGTGACTTGGAGCAGGTCGCCATTGCCCATCGCAATGTACGCCTGCGGGAACTTGAGTTGCTCGCCTGCCATGATGCGATCCTTCAGGCGACTTTCGCGCCGACGACGCCGAACTTCGCGAGCGGTTTGATGATGCTCAGCGGGACGAAGATGTTGACCTGGCTCGCGTCGGCATCATCGATGTCGACGGTGAGCTCGCCGCTCGCGATGCTCAGATCGAGCGCCGGGCCCTGCGCGACGCCCGCCCGGACCTGCGAGCGGAGCCGCGAGATGATGAACGCCTTGACGTCCCGCACCTCGACGACGCCCGCCGGGAGCGGGTCGGAGCCCGACGGAAGGTCCGGCGAGATGCTCGCGTTCGGGAACTCCTGCGGGGTTGCCGTGCGGAGATCCCGGAAGATCTGAAACATCGCGTCGGTGTCGCTCAGGTGGTAGGCGCGATAGTCGGGCGCTCCGCTGAACGTGCTGTGCGTCGTGACCGGAGCGACGAGGAAGGGCGTGCCCGTCGCCGAGTCGGTATCGAGCGGGCTCACGCCGTTGCTGAGCAGGTCCTCGATCTCCGTCTGGCTCAGCTTCTGCGTGACCACGTCGCGCGGCCCGTAGAGGTCGTGCCGGTTGCCGATGCGGTTGTAGTTCGCACGGAGTGAGATCCAGCGGAGCGCGTCGCCCGCCTCGGCGCCCGCGAGCTCGGCGGGCAGGTCATCCCAGACGCGGCCGAGCACGTACTGGAAGGCGCTGTTGTTACGGTCGATGGCGCCCGCCTTCGCGTTGGCGGTGCTGCCCGTGCAGCCCACGACGCCGACCTGGAGGAGGGCCGCGTTGCCCGTCTGGAAGGTCGTGACGTGGGTCGCCAGGCGCTCGGCGTTGCTGCTCGATGAGGTGTCGGCCGCGTCCGCGTTCGATAGGCACGCGACGATCCGGGCGTACTCCGTGGTGCTCACCGTCGTGAGCGCCGTCGCGAAGGTCGGCTCGGTCGTGCCGCCCGTGCAAGCCGCCGGGTTCACGCTCACCGCGATGCCGGCGCCGCCCTCGAGGATGCCCGCCCAGAGCCGGACGTCGTTGCCCCACGGACCAGCGACCTTCGCCGTGTAGAGAATCGAGCCGCTCGTCGCGTCGCTCGCCGTCACGAAGAGGTCGCTCGCGAACTGGTTGATGGTCGCGACCGCGCGCGTGACGAAGACCGTCGCGGCCTCGCCGTTCAGCCAGGCCACGTCGATCTGCCGCCCGTGGATGCGGAAGCGGATCGTCGAATTCTCCGTCGCCGGACCCGTGAAGGTCTGCGTGCCGGTGGCCGCCGCGCCAGCGCTGGCCGTGGGCGCGATGACGTCGAGGCTGCCGAGGCCGAAGCGTTGAAAGAACCGCTTCGCCGCGAGATGCCCGGGCGTGCCCGCGCCGAGCGCCGTCGCGACGTCGTTGGGACCAAAGCACTTGCGCACCTCGGTGTTGGCGGTGATGTTTCCCGCGCTCGACTTCGGCGCCATGATGAGCGTCCGAAGTGCTGCCGTGCCCGGGTTCGCTGGGGCACCGAGCAGATTGAGGAGTAGGTAAAAACCGGGGGTCTTTACGCTACTTGCGACCGCCTTCGAGATCGGCATGTGGTGGGTCCTTCGCTTTCGCCTGATCGGTGGTTGCCGACTTCAGCTTGTCGCGAGGTGCGCCTACCTCTCGAATCTGTGCCTGCTGGTTGCTCCACTCGTCGGCGTCGTGCTCGACGAGTGCTTCATCATTGATGAGGCGTGCGTACTCGCGCGCGTACCGGAGGGCCTCGTCACGCGGGATCGCGACGATCTCCTTCGTGCGATAGCGGATCTTGCGCGGTGTCTCGGCGTCTCGGTCCGCTCCGATGAGCACCTTCGTGCCGAATCGCATGACCGGTAGGCCATCGACCGAGCTGACGAATAGACCGAACGCGTCCGCCGCCGGGTTCCCCATGCCCCGAATGCTACGGCATCGGGTCTGTAGCGTCCACGACTTCGAGATCCTGGATCGGTTCCGGCGCGTCGCGACCCGGCAGCGCGCCGGTGTAGTTCGTGCGCAGCCAGGGCGCGAAGGTGCGAGCGTCGATGCGCGCCTCGAGCGTCTGGTTCACGCGCAGTTGGACGCCGTAGATGTAGTGGTTCGCGCTCCGCCCGAGCCGGGCGCGGTGGGTTATCTCGACGCCGCTGCCCACGCTCGAGAGTTGCTCGCCGTCGTCGTTCTGCATGCGATCGGTGAGGAGCCCGGTCACGGTGGCCATCAGCATCTGCCCGTCCTGGCGGCGGGCGCTGTCACCGGTGAGCCGACTCACGACCACATAGATCACGAAGCTCTCGCGCCAGAAGCGGGAAGAACGCGTCGCCCGGTTCGCGCCCTGCCGGAGCCCGCCCATCGCGCCCTCGACGGGCTCGCTCTGACTCCAGATGAGCATGACGCCGCGGTCGCCGACCTTCGCCGCGAAGAGGTCATTGTCCGGGTTGGCCGAGTCGAGCTCTTCGTAGACGGCCACGCTCCGGATGAGCTGCCCCTCGTTGCTGCCCGAGGTCATGCTCGCGTCGAGCGTGGCCGTCGCCGCGAAGCCCTCGATCGGCGGGTTGAAGCGGAAGAGCGTGCCCGCCGGCAGATTGTGCCGAGCGCCGCCGACGTTGCTCTTGATGCCGACGCCGCTCTCGGTCGCTCCGCGTGCGACCGTCCAGGCGTTCGCCGTCTTGAAGAGGAGGTCGTCGCGGAGCTGCCCGTCGACGACCGGCATCATGTAGGTATTCGCCGGTAGCTCGAGCGGGTCGCCGACTCCCGCGAGGGCCGCGACGGTGATGGTGCCGACGGCTCGCTCGCCCGTCGCCGACGCGAGCTGGGCGAGGAGCGCCCGGCCGAGCCGCTCGATGGTGTTGGGGAAGAACGGCGCGGCCATGGCTCACTCTGCCGCGATCGGGCGGCCCACGTAGATGTCGATCATCTCGACGATGTCTCGTTCGAACTTCGCCGCGTCGATGTCGAAGAAGTCGCGGAGCGGGATCTTGTGCCGAGGCTCCGGGCTCACGTGATACTTCGCATACGGCACGTTCGTGTAGACCTCGACGAGGTCCTCGCTCGTAAACGGCGTGAGGCTACCGATGAGAATGCCCGTGTCGCGGAGCAGCTTTGGCGTGCCCTGCCAGCGCCGGTGGCTCTTCGCCTTCTTGCCCCGGCGGAGCAGGCGGCGGTCGCGCTTGCGGCCCGTTCCGCCGCGCCGCACGGGCCCGGACTTCGGCGTGCCGGGCTTCGGGAGCCCCGCGCGCTGCCACCAGAAGCCGGGCCATTTCCCGTAGCCGTCGGTCTCGAAGACGTTCATCACCTCGGCGTGGAGCGACTCCGCGATGGGATGAGCGAGTGAGCCCATGACATTCTCGCCGCGCTCCTGGTAGACGCGCACGATATGCTCGAGCGTCTCGAAGTTGATGGCGGCCTTCATCAGCGCACGACGTGAAGCCGCTCGGCGAGCTTCCGGCGATAGCCGGCGCGAAAGCATTTGCGTGCTTCGTAGCGGTGAAAGCGCCACCAGTCGCGAGCCGGGTTCATCGAGGCGGAGAGCGCACCGATGCGGTCGCCGAGCCACTCGGCGAGTCGACCCGTGCGGTACTCGCTCGGGTGATGGCAGTGGAGCCCGCACCGGTGCGCGGTCTCCTTTGCGGTATCGGTCGCCATCAGAAGCTACCTCTCCCGCGGTCTCCGGGGATGTCCGGATCGGGCGCGAACTCGAACGGGTGCGAGTCGACCGAGCCCGAGAGCGCCGCGTTGCTGCCGGCGACGGACTCCTGCACGGAGCGGATATCGCCCCGGGCGAGCGCCGTGAGCTCGGCGCGAGCGCGGATGCCGAAGGCGTCGAACGGACCGCGCCCGCTCTCATCGAGCCACTCGGGTTTCCGCTCGCCCGCGAGCTGCGCGACGATGCCAGACCAGGCCCGGATGACCTGGCGATCGAGGGCGAGGATCTCGAGCTGCTCTTCGCTGAAGCCCTTTTTGATGAGCAGCCCGGTCACGATGTCGTCGGCGTCGCCCATGATGGTCTCGAGCGTCACGAGGTCGGCGCCCGCGACTAGGCCATCCTGGTCGTCGTCGAACATCTCGATGACCCGCGAGGCGGTGATCCGCTCCTCGAGCGCGCGGCGGCGCAGACTCGTCGATGCCCCCCCGTAGTCGACCACGGCTCAGCTCTGCTGGGAGAGGTTGACGATGCCCGTCTTGCGCGGCGTGATGCCGAGCTCGGCGAGCGTGACGACGCCGATCTCGATACGCGCCGTCTCGAGCGCCGCCTTCACGGCGGCGGGTAGCACGCCCTCCGGAGCGCCGCGGTAGACGCGCACGGAGCGCCCGCAGATACGGCCGACCCAGGCCTCCTTCACGACGCGCCCGGCCTCGGCGAGGTGCACGCCCTTCCTCTGCCGGTACTCGATCGGGCCCTCGCCCGCGGGCATCGGTCGTCCTTCGTGACGGGGTGCATCCGTCGTCGGTTCTTTCGCGGTCGTGTCCTTCGCTTGCGCCATCTCGGTCTCGCCTCCCTGCGGGTTACTCACTCGGGAGCCTACCAGACTTCCGCCGCGGAGGCCGCGCCGTCGTGGCGTTCCGCGCCGCAGATGCCTCGGCCGCCTTCGACGCGAGGATCGACGCCCGCTCCTGCGCGCGCTGGTGCTCGATGTCTTTGAAGCCCGGGTGCGGCGGCTCGCTCACGGTCACGTCCACCTCGGGTAGCGAGTCGCGGCGCTTGCCCCGCACCAGGTTGACCAGGCCCTCGACGGCGGCGGTGCCGGCGGCGATGGCGAACTGCTTGAAGACGGCGAGCATGCAGGCCCCTTTCAAAAAGACCAAGGGGCGCGACCCTCGCGAGCCGCGCCCCTTTCCCCGACTCACCCCCGTGAGACTTTACTGGATCGTGTTGTAGATCACGCCGCCGACCGCGCCGCTGATGATCTTGATGACCTCGGCGTGCCCGCTCGCCATGAACGTTCCGCCGTGCAAGCCGCGCCGCTCGAGGTTGAACTCGCGCGTGGTGTAGCCCGTCCCGCTCGGGCCGCGCCGGCGGAAGGTCTTACACGTCATGATGTCTTCGCCGTCGGTCACGGCGCCTGGCGGCTGGCTCACGAGCACCGCGGTGTCGTCGAGGATGTAGTCGAGCGCGCCGGTCGTCTCGTTGAGCACCTTGCCCGCGGCGACGTGGAAGGGCGGCAGGCCCGGGATGGTGAAGTCGACGTTCGCGTTCGACGCGCTGGTCGTCGCGTCGACGATGTCACGGCTGAGCGCGCCGGCATCTCCACCCATCGCGCGGATGTAGCCGAGGGTCGCCTTGCTGAGGATGATCGAGTGAGCCACCGGGGGCTGCACCCAGATGCCCGTGACGAGCTGCGCGGAGGCCTCGATGCGATCCATGATGTCGCGGATCGGGTTGCCGTTGTCTGGGTCGTTCCACTCGGCGCCCGAGCCGATGGTCGCGCGGTTGGCCGCGTTCCAGTTGGCGGCGTTCGTGAGCGCCGACCAGACGCGCACCTCGCGATCGAGGGCGAGCCCGGTCTCGATGCGCTTGCCGAGCGCGGCCTTGATGTCCCAGTTGATGTTGCCGCCGTCGGCGTTGAGCTGGGTGACCGTCGGGATGAAGCCGCCGAGCGCCCGCTCCTGGACCTGGTAGTCCTTGAGCGAGGTGTCGATGTCGACTTCGGGGATATCGGCCTGGATCGAGCTGAGCACGTTCACGAGGCGGAAGGTGTTGTTGAGCCCGAACTCGCGGTATTTGCCGATGTCGAGGTCGACGAAGTGGATCGGGCAGACCTCGTCGGCGCGCATGCCGATAGGCTTGAAGCCGACCATGAGCGAGTCCATCTCTTCGGAGATGGTCACATCGCTCGGTGAGAGCGTGAGCTGAACGGTGTCGCCGGTGCGACCGACGCCCGGGACGTCGCTCACGAGCTTTACATTGACGGCGCCGCCGAGGGCGGTCAGTGCGGATAGAGCTAGCATTGACTGGTTCGTCCTTCTCGCGGGTTACGCGGGCACGACGCCGGGGTTGAGGTCGACCTCGAAGAGTTGCCCGTCGGCGCTCGCCGCGCTCGCGGCCTCACCGATGATGAATTGAGCGGCGGTCGCGACGGCTGCCTTGCCGCCCGTGCCGCCGGTGATCTTCTGTCCGATGGTGATCGCGACGCCCGCCTCGACGATGGCGCGGCCCTCGACCTGCACGTCGCCCGCGTAGCCGTCGAGGATGGCTGCCATGGTGACGCCGTACGGAAGGGCGGCGCCGTCAACGGCGGGTGTGATGGTGTCGACGGCGGTCGTCGCTTTCTTCACGATGCGATGTATCGCGATCGTGGTGCCGGTGCTGTTGAGACCAGCGCGGATGCCGCCCTGGTCCTTTACGATTGCTCGAGGCTGAGGCATCGATAGGGTTCCCTGCTGAAGATTGGTTCGGCGCGGCGGCGCGTTACGTGAGTTGGAGCGTGACCGTCTTGCGGAGCTCGCTCGCCTTCTGAACTTGCTTGTGGTGCGGGAGCTTCGCGAACGCCGGATCGGTCTTCGAGAGGTGCGCCACGAGCTGTAGCGTCGGGTTCGGACCGGGCACGCCGCGGAGATCGATCACCGTCTCGCCGTCGGTCGAGCTCTGATCGATGGGGATGACCTTGCCACCGGGCTTCGGCGGCTCGATCTGCGTGCCGCCCGGGCCCGAGACGACGGGCGTCGAGAGGTGCGAGAGCGCGAGATCTTTCACCCCGTACTCGCCGAGAAACTTCTCGCGCCCCGCCTTGCGGGCTTCGCGGAGCTTCGAGAGCTTCACCTCGCCGTCGACCTTCGCCGCGTCGCCGAGCTTCTTCACCTCCTCGTTGATGATGTGCGCGCGGTAGGCGACCATCGCCTTGCTCGCGCCATCGCCCGAGAGGTTGCCGGCCTTCATCGCGGCGCCGACGTCGGACTGAGCGACCGCCGCGTCGGCGACCTGCTCCTGGGTCAGCAGGTCGCGAAGCTCTTGGAGCACGCCCTGGATCTTCTGCTCGGCCGCGCGGAGCTGCGGGATGACCTTGAGCGCATCGCCCGTGACCGGGACGCCGAGCGCCTCGAGCACGGTCATGAGGTTATTGTTGCCGGTTACGGCTTCTTCGACGGCAGCGCCGACTTCGCCGTCGTCTGCAGCGAGCCGGATCTTCAGCGCTTTGCAAACGCGCTCGCGGAGCTTCTCGTCCATGTGGGCACCCGTACGTGTAGGTTGACGGTCATCGGGCGCCTCCGACGAATCGCTCGCGGAGCGTACCGCGGAGCGGCCGCCTTGGCTAGTCGGACGATTCGCGGCGGCGAGCGGCTCGAGGTCGAGCATGAAGGGGTGGTTCGTGATCGCGACGCTCGTGAGCATCGGTCCGAGCGGCGCTTTCGTAATCCAATGTACGCTCTGAAGCGCGAACGCGATGGAGACCCAGCGCTGCTTTCGCAGCTTGATTTGCGCGCGAAGCTCCTCGCCCAGGTCCGCGAACGCCCACAGCTGAGCCTTGCCGTCGGCGGCATTTCGGATGGCGAGGTCGAGCACCCAGGCACAGGCGGGCGCGCCGCTCTGCGGGATCGTCCCTTCCCACGGCGGGCACTCGGAGGCGTGCTCGTAATCGAATTGAATGACGGGCTCGACGCCGCCGGTGTAGGTGCCGCCGTCGCTCAGCTGAAGCGAGCCCGCGCGGTACTGCGGGTGCTCGCGGAGGTTCTTCACGAACGACTCGAAGACCTGGCGCGTGAGCGTGAACGGGCCCTGATGGTGCCCTTCGTAGAGGCCCTCGTTCGCGCAGTGGATCCACTTGAAGCGCGGGATTTCCGCGGCCGTCGTGATCGTCGTGTCGTTTGCCGGCGCCGCCTCGGCGTCGAGGATCTTCACCCCGAGCCCGTAGTGCGTGGCCCAGTTCTTCACCGCAGACGCTTGCCCCATCGGACGAGTCTACGGGTCCGTCACCACCTCGCGCAACGGAGGGCTCGGGCCCGAGCGCGCGAATGCCGATCCATGGATCGGTTTCAGTCGTTCGCGCGCTCTCGCTCCGGAGGCGGATCGTTCGCGGGCTTCGTCGTCGGTACCGTGCCGCCCTCGAAGAGCGCGCCCATGCCGGAGGCGAAGCCGTGGTCGGGTAGTCCGTGTATGCTCGTGCCCTCCTGCACTCGCCCCGCGCCTTGCTTGAGGCTGAGCGAGCGGAGCCGGCATCGGCAGTTGCTCGTGACGATGCCCTCCGCTACGAGCCAACCTGGCCCCGTCTCGAGGTCGTAGACCGTATGCACGCCATCCAGCTTCCGAATCCGCACGATGTGATCGAGCGCTATCGCGCCGGCGCCTCGTGCAAGCAGCTCGCGGGCGAGCTTCACGTCTGCCGGCAGGTCGTCGATCGGGTCCTCCGCGAGCACGGTATCGAGCCGCGCGGCAGGTCCGATGCGGAGCTCGTGAAGTGGCGGACCATCAAGGCGACGGGCGGAACCGAGCGCCAACTCGCCCGGGCCTGGCGCGCTCGGCGCGGGCAGGTCGTGCCGGAGGACACGCTCGCCCGGACGGCGATCACGCGCTGCGCTCGCGGGCAGCGTATCGGGCGCTTCGAGCGCGAGGTGGCCGCGATGCTGGGCGCCGGCCTCGGAACGGAGGCGGTCATCCAGTATCCGGTAGGTCCCTACAACCTCGATATCGCCGTTGAATCGGCGGGCCTCGCCGTGGAAATCTTCGGCACCCGTTGCGGTCGAGTGAGCCAGGCCCGTCTTCGCGAGCGCACCGAATACCTGCTCGACCGTGGCTGGTGCGTGGTCTTCGTGCCGCTCCGCACCCGCCCGCAGATTGCCGATCCCGGGCTCCGCGCGATAGCAGACCAGCTCGTCACCCTCGGCGAGCGCCTTCGCCGGAACGAAGCCCTGCGGGGTAAGTACGGGGTGGTTGGCCGTCACGGTCAGGCGACGCCCTTCTGCCGTCGTGAGCTCGACGGTCTGCCCCGTGTAGATGGCGCGTGATGCGCCGATGAAGCGCCCCTCGACGGCGGTGCCGGGCACGAAGCAGTTGTAGCCGTAAGGAGGCGCGGCCGTCTGCCAGAAGGGATCCGTCGCGCGGAGCACGAATTCCCGGTGCGTCTTACGCTGCCGCGGCGGGCCGTCGCCGATCGGCATCGACTGCCAGAAGGGTCGCAAATCGAGCACCTCGGGCTGCGTCATCTGCCGGACGCGGCCGCTCGAGTAGGCGCCGATCACGTTCGTTCGGAAGACGGTCTCGACGTGGCTCGGGTTCGCGGGAGTCCAGCCCGCGCTCTCGAAGCGCGCGGCGGCATGCTTGCCGAAGTCCGCGAGGTCGGCGCCGGCGGCGAGCTGGCGGACGAGCTCCTGCTTGACGACCCGCACCATCGCCTCGTTCGCGGCCTTCGCGACGGTGAACGCCCGGCGCTGGGCGGCCTTCTCCATCTCGTCGAAGACCTCGCGCGTGACCGCCTTCTTTTCGAGGAAAGCCTTGATGGCGTCTGCGAGCGGGCGGGCGGAGAAGCGCGTGTCACCGCCGAAGCCGGCGAGGAGGTAGCCTCGGCGAGGCGCGGCGAAGCTCTCGACGGGCACGAACCGGTCGGTCTCGGACTCGTGCCAGGCGTCGAGGGCGCCGAGCAGGGCGCCGTGCATGAGCTCGCGCCCGATGGGCTTCTCGATCTTGCCGGTGCCGAAGCGCTTGGCGCTCCCGTTGATGGCGCTCGTGATGGCGCTCGCGGTCGTCTTCCCGCGGACGGCGGCGACGATGGCCTCGGCGAGCGCCGCCGTGACCGCGAGCGTCTCGCTCACGCCGCGCACCACCATGACGTCGGGCGAGCCGAAGACCGTCGACGGCTGGGCTGCCAGGCAGATGGCGGCGCCGCAGCCCGAGATCATGCGGGTGGCGACTCGCGCATCCCGACGATGATCCGAAGCTCTTCGAGCGGGGCCTGCCCGATAAGGTCGAGCTCCTCGTCCGTGAACCGCTGCGCCTTGCTGAGGAGCACGAGCCAGGC